AACTGTTCCAGTATGGAATGGGTTAGCAGCAATTCCGTAACGAGTTTTGAATCCAATTTTAGGTTGGAAAGTGTTCTCACCAACAGCACGAACCATTTGTAGAGGCACGTATGGGCAGTAGAACATACCAGCATCGTAAGGTGATGTACCTTTGTAACCAACAACATAGTACTGAGAAGCTGAAATATTAGCAGCATATGGATCGATATAAACTTTATAACGACCATTTAAAGTACCAGCAAATGTAGATGAAGTGTCATCAACATTCAAGTTGTTGTTTAACGCAGGAGTATAGTCTAATACACCAGCCATTTGTAGAGCAGAAGCGACATCAGCAGAACATAAGATGATGTTACCTTTACCTCTACGAGTTTGTTGACCGATCGCATTTGCGTCTCTTTCAAGAGCAAACATTAGACCTTTGAACTTCTCAACAGACCAACGACCATTTGAGTCAGTATCTAAATCGAAGATACCAGCATTAGTAGTGTTGGCTTGAGCACCGATTACAGCAGAAACATAGATGTTTCTTACAACTTCTCGGTTGATCTCAGCAAGAACTTCAGCAGATAAGATGTTCGCTAATTCTTGCTCAGCGTCTAATCCGTGAATTGCTTTAAGATCTTGTGCTAGTTCCATTGTGTATTCTGCTTTAAGAGCACGAGTTACAGCAGTAACAGTGTGCTTCTCAATTGAGAATGCCATTTCAGCAAACTGGTTGCCACCACTGTCACCAAGTGCTTCGCCTTGAGCAGTAGTTTGACCTGTAGCTGAAGTATATGTACCAGCAGGTGAGTCCATTAATACAGCAGGGTTAGTTTCTGTTGCACCAATATCACCACCACCGATTGTACCAGCTTTGTTTTGGTTTGAAATATCTGGGAACGCTTCGTCTGCTAATGCTTCAGCACCTGCTTGAGATGTGAAACGTGAACGCATAGCGAAGATCAATCCTGTTGGACCAGTCATTGGTTGTACACCAGCGATATCATAAGCGATAAGGTTTGGCATAGAACGACGAACTAGTGAAATTAGGATTGGATCCCAGTTGTCAATAGATGAACCTGTTGCGTTAGTTGGAACAGACTCACTTAAGAATGCACGATCTTCTCTAATTGACTTTTCTTGGTTTTCAAGAACGATAGTAGTTACTGCCCTTTTGTACGAATCCTTAATCTCTGGGAGTTCGGGATGTGCAAGGACTGGCGACCACTTTTCTTGTAGAGCTTCAGTTTGAAACATTGTAATTTTCTCCTTATTACTTTCTACTTATTTATATAATTACTATTTTGCACCTTTAACATTTCTGCTAATTGCAGACATATAGTTTGCCATTGAGTCAGAAACATCAATGTCCTGTGCAGAGCCAGTTTCTACATTATCAATTGTTGAAGTCGACTCACTTACTACCTTAGGAAAATAATTTTCCTTTAGAGTGTCAATCTTGTTACGGAAAGATTCAGCAGAATCAAATTCTACATCTTCTGTAACTGACTTAAACTTTTCAATTTCGGTTTCTGTTAAATCTGATGTGGCTTCAGATATAACAATTTGACGAGTTAGTCGAGAGTTTTCCTCTTTAAGAGAAACAGCGTCCTCTAAAGATTTATTAACTTTCTCTTCTAATTCGGCAATCTTTTCTGATTGTGCTTCAAGCACATCATACTTCTCGTCTGGAACATCAACATAGTGATCTTCAAACAGTTGTTTTAATCCAGCGATAAAGTCTTCAGCGATTTCGCCTTTGAGTCCACGCTCAATTGCTAGTTCGTTTTCTTTCATCCATTCTTCAACAACATAGTTTAAGTAAGAATCAATCTTGTCTGTTAATTCAGACTTAACTGTTTCAGTTGCTTCAACTAGTTCTTCATCGTAGACGTTTTGCATGCGCTCAATTTCTCCACGCACTTTAGACTTAACTGCTGATTCGAAGATTGTTGCAGCTTTAGACTTAAATTCTTCAGAAAGATCGCTTTCGCCATTCATAAGTGCGTCAACATCATCACTGACATTAATTTCTCTAATTCTAGCGTCAACTTCTTCCTTCATTTTTGCCTTTTTCTCTGCTACATCCTCTTCGTCATCTTCTTCTTCGTCATCCATGTCCATTTCTTTCATATAAGAAGCATAAAGTTTTTCCATCTGATCTTTAGGCATGTCTTTCATTGCCTTAATCATTTCTTTTTGCATCTCATCTTTGGACATAGTTTCAGAGCAAGAACCTTCTTCAAGAGCATCAACAGAATTATCTACATCTTCATCTTCTTTGATTTTATCCATAGAGTCAGGTTTTCCAGCACCTTTTTGTGCAGGATCACCAGTGACTTCTTTAGATTTTGGTTTTTTGACTTTTTGAGTAGGGGAAACTACTGCAGGACCAGTGTCTTCAACACCACCAGATGTTTTATCATCGATCTTGTCTGCCTTATCAGCAGGAGCTGCACCCTTCTTAGGAGCATCGGCACCATTCGCTTCTTCAAGCTCTTTTAATACTTCTGCTTCTAATTCCTCAATAGATCTATCTAACTCATTATCCATTGGAATTATCTCCTAATTAATTGTTTAGTATATATTTATAATTTAAAGCATCTTGAGAAACTTAGCAAATTCTAATGCTTCTTCCAACGCTTGTTTTTTCTGTACTTTTTTGTTAATGCGTTCTTTTGCTTGCGCAAGTTCTGCTTCAACTAAAGCACCATGATCCCATACCCATTCCTTACCTTCCATTATACCTTCAACGAAAGCACTAGGTGCTGAAGGATCCGCAACAATATCTGCTGCAGTTGCTAGGTAGAAATCATTTCTCACATAGTTAGCTCCATTTTTCTGGTCTAAACTTCCCATACCTCTGGATGATACACCGAGTTTAGCACCCTCATCCATAAGATTCTTTACGATATTACCCATTGGTGTGCCAAGGATCTTTGCCTCACCAATAAAGTTCTTTCCATCTGGATATAGAGCAGTAATCATATGACTTGCTCTTTCCAAATTAACTGTTGGACCATCTGGATGACCTAATTCACCAAATGCTCTTTTTTCTGAGATATACTCTTTGTTATATCTTTTGACTTCTTTTTCTAGTATTTCCATAGGATAAACTCGACCATTACGATTCTTTAGGTCTGCTTGCATGAAGATACCTTTTATCTTATAGGTCTTCTTACCATTTTCGTCTTGCTCGGTAAGGTATTCTACATTAGCGACTTCTTCTGAAATTAATTTTATTCCCATATTTTTATCCTATGTGAGATTGTCGTATCCACTCTCTTTTCTTAATTTAAGTACAACAAATCCAGTTCCTGAACTTCCGTTGTCTAATACTATATCACCAGTTACTCCAGTTCCAGCATTATTTGCTATGGAGGGAACACCATCACCAAATCCTATTTTACCACTACCATTTAATGATAACGCAACAACATCTGCATCAGCGTCAAATGAAATAGTAAAATTTACATCTGAACTCCAAGAACATCCAACAATTGACAATCTTGGATTTGTATCAGCACCTGCTAATCCAGAAGCATCTACTATCGATGCAGCACTATTAGTAGAGCTGAATGTGACCTTGACAACATGTTCAAAGTCAGAATCTTTTATAGTTTGTAATACTACTGCCATTTATTTATAATCCTAATGTTATATTGATGTAAAACCAGCAGATTTTCTCATCCTTAAGATGACATAACCTACACATGCTGCGTCATTTTCAAAATAAATGTCACCATCTACTCCA